CTGATAGAACGCAAGGAACACTTCAATGAAGTCCCTGAAGGTGTTGTTCTTATCGTAGTCGGCGCAGACGTTCAAGATGATCGAATCGAGTTAAGTTTTATCGGGATTGGCCGAGATGAAGAATCATGGGTCTTAGAACATCAGATCCTTTACGGAGATCCTTCAACGCCACAATTATGGACTGCACTAGACTCACAACTTGCCAGAACTTTCGAGACTGAAGATGGTCGAACATTAGGGATAAGGGCCACAGCAATCGACTCAGGCGGTCACTTTACGAATACCGTTTATCAGTATGCTCACAAGAATTTCGCCAAACGAGTCTTCGCGATCAAAGGTATTGCAGGCGAAGGCAAGCCAATCGCAGGCAAGCCATCAAGAAATAACATCGTCAAATGCAGACTTTTCCCTGTTGGAGTAGATACCGCAAAAGATTTATTATTCGCACGTCTAAGAATCCAAGAAGAAGGGTCTGGATATATTCACTTTTCAGACATATTGAATGATGAGTATTTCAGACAACTTACAGCAGAAAAGATTGTAACTAAGTTCGTCAGGGGTTATAAAAGACGGGTTTTTCAGAAGATTCGCGCAAGGAATGAAGCGTTAGATTGCTATGTATATGCACTAGCGGCCTATGCTATAATCAACACGAATGTCAACACAATCGCTGATAAAATTGACATTAGGATAAAACCTGAAAAAATAGAAGAGCCTGAGCCTGAAAGACCTGTTATCCAACGACAGATAATTCGAAGGCCAAGGTCTAATTATGTAAACGCATGGCGGTGAAATGGCTAATCTTTTTGATCGGGATAATTATCCGCTGCAAGAACCAGAAACGCTTGTCAAAGGTGATCGTTGGGTCTGGAAGCGCACTGATCTAGTTTCCGATTATCCCACAAGCACATATGCTTTAACGTATGAATTCGTTGATGGTGGCGGCGCAAGCAATCAATTCACTATCACTGCTTCAGAAACCACTGATGCTTATATTGTAGAAGTCCCATCTACAACCACTGCTTCTTATAATGCAACCACCTATAAATGGTATGCATTCATAACGCGAACGTCTGATTCACAGCGAGTCGCTGTTGATAATGGTATCACACTTGTCGTTGATAATTATGCAGACACTAACGCAGATCAGCGAAGTCACGCGAAGAAAGCATTAGATGCGATTGAAGCAGTCATCCAGAATAGAGCAACAATAGACCAGAGTTCATTCAGCATCGCTGGAAGAAGCCTTTCAAGAATGTCCGTAACGGAACTTCTACAGTTTCGTGATTACTACAAAGCTGAATATAATCGTGAGCTTCAGAAGGCTAGAATCAAGAATAAGAAGTCCACAGGAAACATGATCGGAGTCAGATTCTAATGGCGTGGAATCCGTTTAGGAAAAAGGAACGGCAGAAGGTCGCTAGATTTGCCCGTTCATTCAAAGGCGCTTCGACAGGTCGGTTATTTACCGACTTTTTCGGTTCTAGTTCTAGCGCTGATCAGGAATTAAGACACGCACTGGTAACGCTGCGAAACCGTTCACGCGAATTATCGCGGAATGATGCGTATGTTGCGCGTTATCTTAATCTACTCAGCGCCAATGTTGTAGGTCATAACGGCGTTCGTGTCAATGTAAAAGCTAGAAACGAAGATCAGACCCTGGATGTAATCGGCAACACGATCATCGAACGATCATGGAAAAAGTGGTCGAAGAAGGGTAATTGCACCGTCGATGGTCAATTATCGTTTCTTGATTGCCAGAAGATGTTCATCGAAGCTCTAGCTAGAGATGGTGAAGTCTTAATCAGGCACGTTAGAGATCCTAATTCCGAATTCGGATATAAGATTCAGTTCTTAGAAGCTGATCATCTGGTTGATACCAAGAACGAGTTCTATACCAACGGCAACAGGATCATCATGGGCGTTGAAGTCAATGATAAGAAACAGCCTGTCGCTTATCATATGTATAAAGACCATCCCCATGATTACGGGTACACGCAAAAGACTGAAACGATTCGAGTCCCAGCAGAAGATATAACCCACGCATTCATCAGGCAAAGACCAGAACAGACCAGGGGTTATCCGTTCATTGCGTCAGTAATGTCTTCAATCAAGATGTTGAATGGCTATTACGAAAGCGAGCTAGTAGCGTCTAGGGTCAGTTCCGCGAAGATGGGTTTCTTCACTTCACCTGCCGGTGATGGCTATGTTGGGGATGATGTCCAAGACGAATACACGCCGATAATGGACGCGCAGCCTGGATCATTTGAGCAGCTTCCCGCTGGGGTTTCGTTTACTCCATTCGATCCTACGCATCCGACAACGGCATTTGAATCGTTCTCTACTGCGATGCTGAGAAGTATCGCTTCGGGTTTGAACATCAGCTATCACAGCCTGTCGAATGATTTGTCTTCGGTCAATTATTCTTCCTTACGTGCTGGAAGCCTAGAAGACCGAGATCAGTACAGAATGCTTCAGAAGTTCATGATCGAGCATTTCATTGAACCGATCTTCATGAACTGGTTATCAAAGGCAATGTTATCTGCGATCAATCTACCAATTCAGAAATACGACAAGTTTGCTGATAACGTCTCATTCATTCCGCGTTCTTGGGGCTGGGTTGATCCGCAGAAAGAAATGGCTGCAAACATCCAAGGCTTGCAGAATGGCATCGTCACGTATCAAGACATCGAATCCAATTACGGAAGAGACGTGGAAGAACTATTTGAACAGCATGAACGTGAAGAACGGCTTGCTGAACAATACGGCATCAAGACCGCATTCCAGCCATTTGGCGTGAAAGCACCAGTAGAGCCTGATGTACAAGGGACGGAAGATGGCGAGTTATAAGCCAACTCAAGGAATGGTTGAAGAAGCCCAGAAGGGCCTTGATTGGCGTTCTGAGTTTGGCCGTGGTGGAACTGAAGTCGGCATTGCTAGAGCCAGGGACATTGTAAATAACAAGAACCTTTCAGAAGATACTGTGAAAAGAATGTATTCGTTCTTTTCTAGGCATGAAGTCGATAAGAAAGGCCAAGGATTTGATGCAGGAGAAGATGGTTATCCATCTAACGGCAGGATTGCTTGGGCCTTGTGGGGCGGTGATCCAGGCTTTAGCTGGTCTAAGAAGATCGTTGAAAGCCTCAAAGACGATAGGGCAGAACAAAGACCCTATCCGAATGAACACGCAGCCAGAATAGAAGATCCTGCTAAATACGATGAATTCCGAAGATTAACTAATGAATTAGGCGAAGGAATTGATATAATCTTAGGGATTAAAGAAGCAAAATCGGAATTGCAATCTATCCGTTTTGATGCTGATAGATATTCAGTGGCAGAAGCTAAACAATGGCTTGATGAGCATGATTTCAAGCCTATTAAATTTGAACCTGCAATAGAGTCTAAGGATATGGAAAGACATATCATTAATGTTGAAGAAACAGAAGATTCATTCGTAATCGAATTCGAGAAGCATCACATGGATGTTGAAGAAGTCGTAGAAGAATCATCTGAAGAACGAGATGAAGATTACGACGCGATGAAGGACGATATTGGAGGTCGGTTTTCGACTGAAGAAATCGTTTATCGGTCTATTCAATTAGATCGTGGATTCATCGACGAAGATAAAAGAATCGTCCGTATTGGTGTTTCAAGCGAAACGCCAGTAGAACGAGAATTTGGCTTAGAAGTTTTAAGCCATAATCCTGAAGATATCGACATGGAGTTTATGTCTTCGGGTCGCGCACCGCTGCTGAACAATCATGATATGAATGAACAGATTGGCGTAGTGCGTGAATTTTACCTTGACGAGAAGCAGCGGCGAACCGTTGCTTTGGTGGAATTTGGAAAATCTGCCTTAGCTCAAGAGGTTTTTGAAGATGTGAAAGCAGGCATTAAGCAAAACATTAGTGTCGGGTATAGCATCAATCGAATGGTTCGAGCCAAAGGCGACAACGGCAAAGAATACTTCAGGGCCAGTTGGACTCCAATGGAGGCTTCCATTGTTTCAATCCCTGCTGATTCTTCTAAGTTCGTCGGTGTAGGCCGATCAAAAACTCAACCCAATAAAGAGGTGATCCCCATGACTGTAGAAGAAAACTCAGTCGATGTTCGCCAAGTTGGTGAAGAAGCTAAGGCTGCTGCGTTCCGTTCAGCCGCTGAAATCATTGCACTTGGAAAGCATCACAATCAGCGTGAACTCGCTGACAAAGCTGTAGAACGCGGTGTAAGCGTAGAACAATTCCGAGGTGAATTGCTCGAAGCTATCCGTAATGACAAGCCGCTTGAAACGCCTGCTGCTGTTGTAGACATTGCTCCGAAGGAGCAGCGTCAATACAGCCTGCTTCGTGCTATCAAGGCTCAAGTCTCTAACGATTGGCGTGACGCTGGTTATGAGCGTGAAATCTCAGACGAGATTGCTCGACGTGCTGGCAAAGAAGCTCGCGGCTTCTATGTTCCTGCCAACATCAACTGGGGCAAGCGTGATCAAACTGCTGGAACAGATAGCCAAGGTGGTTATCTTGTTTCTACCGATCACATGGCTGATCAGTTCGTTGAAGCACTTTATGCTCGACTGGCTATCACGCAGCTTGGCGCACGGGTAATGCAAGGTCTGAAAGGCGATGTATCTATCCCGAAACTGGCTACTTCTGTAAGCAACTCAGCATTCGTTGCTGAAGGTTCAGCACCGTCTGAAGGCGCAGCAGTATTTAGTCAAGTCACAATGTCTCCGAAGACTTTGGCGGCATATGTTGACGTTTCACGCAAGCTCATGATGCAGAGCGATCCCAGCGTTGAACAGCTTCTCCGTAACGACATCGTTAATACTTTCGCACGAAAGATTGACGAAGTTGCTATCGAAGGCGGCGGTTCTAACGAGCCTACGGGTATCATCGGCAACGGCAGCACTAACGTAGTTGCAATCGGCACTAATGGTGGCGCAGTAACTTATGCTAAAGTTGTTGATCTGATCAAAGAAGTAGAAGTTGATAATGCAATCATCAACGACACTGCTTTCTTGACCAACCCCAAGGTTATCGCTGCACTGCGAACTGTATCCAAGCAAGCATCTGGTGTTGAAGGCAACTTCATCATGGATCCTGATGGTACTGTTCTCGGCACGCGAGTAGCTTCATCAACGCTTGTTCCTTCTGACCTGTCAAAAGGCACTGGAACGAACCTTTCAGCATTGATCTACGGCGATTTCAGCCAGATTCTGCTTGGGTTCTATAGCGGCGTTGACGTTGTAGTCGATCAAGCTAGCCTGTCTACTTCTGGTGGAACCCGATTGGCGTTCTTCCAAGACATGGACGTTGCTCTTCGTTATCCCGAATCTTTCGCGGTAATTAAGGACATCGTAGCTAGCTAATAGCTAATAAGGACGGGGAGCTTCGGCTCCCCTAACTTATGAGGTTTATTATGGAAATTGTTGTAAAAGTTCCTTGTCACATTCACGGCGTTCCTAGAAAGGAAGGCGATGTTGTTCTAGTTTCATCTGCTGAAGCTAGACAGTTCATCAGTTCAGGTCATGCCGTAGAATTCAAAGTAGAAAAAGAGCCAAAGAAAACCAAGAAAGTAGAATCATTGGTAACTCGATAGATGGCCTTAGAATTCGATAATGATTTTGATGGATACTTCGACTCCGATTATGGGCATGGTGTAGCTTGCACCTATACGCCTAGCGGTGGCTCTGCTGTATCTATCAAAGTCATTCTTGATCGTGAGTATCTTGAAATAGATGGTGGGACAGTCGGCGTGAATAGTGATCAGCCGATTGTTTATGGGAAGGCAAAAGACCTTCGCAATGCTTCGTTTGGAGATTCGTTAGCGTTCGCTGCGATTACTGATTTAGATGATAATGTCATCAGGGCTGCAACGACTTATAAGGTAGTTAATGTCCAGCCTGATAATACTGGCATTGTCGCGCTGATTCTGGAATTACAATAATGGCTGATCATATCAGGCAACAGATCCGCGAAAGAATTGCTACGAACGTAACAGGACTGGCTACAACTGGAAGCAACGTTTATCAGTCTCGCGTCTATCCGATGGCTTCAGGCAATCTTCCAGGGCTGTTGATTTACTCAACGTCTGAAGATTCAGAAATAGATGTCATGGGTTCTGTCGGGACTTTAAATAGAATTCTTAATATCACTGTCGAAGGATATGTTAAAAGCATCACTGAATTCGACGATAAGATTGACGATATTTGCAAAGAAGTAGAAACCGCAATGGCTGGCGATCAAACTATCAATGGGCTGGCTAAGAATAGTTTTTTGTCATCGACTGAGATTGAATATAATGGCGATGGTGATCAACCTATTGGTGTAGTTACGATGAATTATGTCGTACAATACAGAACAGCAACTAATGCGCCTGATGCGGCGTTATAGGTGATTTATGGAATTAGTAAGCCCTGATGGGAAAACTAAAGTAGTTCCACACCCGTCCAAAGTTGAATCAATGATCAATCTGGGATGGAAAGAAGTTTCTAAGGCAAAGCCCAAAGCAGCGCCTAAGAAAGAAGAGAAGACTGAACAAGAAGAGGTTGAATAATGGCAACACATATTGGACGTGATGGTATCGTCAAAGTCGGCGCTAATACGGTTGCCGAATTGCGATCTTTTTCCATCGAAGAAACTGGCGACACTGTTGAAGATACAGTAATGACTGACACGGCGAGATCTTTTATCTCAACGCTTACGTCATTCACTGGCTCTGCTGATGTCTACTGGGACGAAACTGATACTAACGGGCAAGGTGCATTAACCGTTGGCTCTAGCGTAACGATTGGCTTCTATCCTGAAGGTGATACTAGTGGTGACACCTATTACACTGGAACGGCTATCGTTACAGGCGTAAGTCGATCAGCGTCGTTTGACGGTATGGTTGAAGCATCAATCACGCTACAAGGTTCTGGTGCATTAACAGCTAGCACTGTCTCATAATGAGTAAGTTAATAGATTCTGCGATTTCACATTTTAGTAATCGAGAAATTCGTAAGTTAGAAATCCCCGAATGGGAAACTACAATTTACGCTAAGAATCTTACTCTTGATGACAAAGCTAGGTGGCTATCTAGGGCTAATAGTGACGGTACAGACTATATGATCTATGCCGTCATTTTTGGCGCTATGGATGAGAAAGGTGATCCGGTCTTTGATCTTGAAGATAAGGTCAAGCTAAGAAAGCAAGTTGATCCTGATATCGTTGCTAGATTAGCTAATTTTGTTCTCAATATAGAACAAGAAGAGAAGGAACGCGAAAAAAACTCATAGATGCCCAAGGCAAACCGACTCAGTTATATTTGATGTATGAATTAGCTGATCACCTTGGGCAGCCACTATCGACAGTCTTGTCAATGACAGAGAATGAGTATAATCATTGGTGGACGTTTCTTAGGATTAGGCAAGAACGAATAGATGGCAACTCAAAAAAACCAAATCCACACAGAGCTAACAGGTCAGGATAACCTTACACCTGTAGTTGATAAAGCCGCTAGGTCGATCCAAAAGTTCGACAAGTCAATGCAAGATACTCAGCGTGGCTTCCGCATGATTCGCGGTGGCGGTGCACAGTTATCTATGCAAGTTCAGGATATCGCAGTCCAGCTTCAGGGCGGGACTCAATTCTTGACTGTCTTCGCCCAGCAGGGTTCTCAGATTGCTTCGCTATTCGGTGCTGGTGGTGCATTCATCGGTGCTTTGCTTGCCGTTGGTGCTGCAATAGGAAATACATTCCTTCCTAGATTATTGGAATCAAAAACAAGCACACAAAAACTTAGAGAAGAATTGGAATCTCTTGGGCAGGTCATGAGTATTGATCTGGCCGATGACACTTTTAAGTTGACTGAACGATTCAGATCTTTAGCAAAGCATTCTGAAGAATTAGCAAATATACAGCTAGGTCTTAATTTGGTTAAGGCTCAGAAGGCTGCTAGTACGGCAATTAGGGCAACAGAAGAAGCTACGTCTGAATTTATTACTACTCAATATACCGCAGAGCAATTTTTAAAAGGCTCTAGAGTTGAAGTTGATAATTATGCCGCTGCCGTAGGGAATATGACCGCAGAACAAGCTGCGGCTCAAATTGCTTTATTAAACAATCAAATGGTGCTTGGCAAACTAGCCACATCATTAGGCGTTAATAATACTGAAATGAGGTTGTTACAGGATGCAGCAATCTCTGTAAGAGATGGCGTTGATGGAGCTATCCCATCATTCCAAGAACTCATTAATCAAATACTTCAGAACCACAAAGGCGCATCGGATCTTAGTGATACATTCGTTGAGCACGCAGAAGCGGTTTTGCAAGCAGCCATAGCTAATGCTGAAGCATCGGCTCAAGTTGAACGCTTAACTGGATTGTTAGCAGATTTAAAAAGCGGATTGAATGATACAAGCGACGGCGCATTAGATCTAAAAAATAGGCAAGATAGCTTTAGAGAAAGTATACAGAAGCAGTTAGAAACGCTTGGAATGAGCAAGCAACAGCTTCTTGAGTATCAAGCCGCTGAACTTGGACTGGCTGGCGATACTAGCCTTCTTGAAAAAATACAGGCGATAATAGATAAGCAAGCCGAGCTAGATGAGAAACAAGGTATAGAAAAACTTCAAACAAGGCTGATGAGCAGGGAAGAAGCATTAAAAGCCAGTTTTGATAAAGAGATAGAATTAATAAACTCGTTTGGTGCTAGATCAGCAGAAAATGAGCAATTAGCGGCAGATCTGAAACTACGAGCTAATAAAAAATACTTCGAAGAATTAGAGAAATTAAGAAAGCAAAGCGCAAACTTTGAAGATAAAACTCGTACAGAACAAACCAAGATGGTTTTGGATGATCTTGGAACTATGTTCAAAGGTGTATCTGCGAATAATAAGAAAATGTTCGCAGTTCAGAAGGCTTACAACATAGCTCAAGCGATCATGTCTACTTATACTGGTGCTACGAAAGCATTAGAGACATACCCACCACCATTAAGTTTTGCTATGGCAGCAGCACAGGTAGCCGCTGGTTTGGCTAATGTAGCCCAGATTAAGGCTCAATCATTTGAAGGTGGTGGTTTCACTGGGTTTGGTGCTAGGGCTGGCGGTATGGATGGCAAGGGTGGATTCCCTGCTATGCTCCATCCTAACGAAACGGTTGTTGATCATACAAAAGGCGGTCAAGGTATCACCATCATTAATAACGTAGATGCTAGAGGCGCAGGCCCAGAAGTAGATATCAAGATCCAGCAAGCCATGCAAGTAACGTCACAACAGACTATCGCTACTGTGCAAGACTTGATGCGTAGAAGGCGGTTCGCATGACAACTTATAACTTCGCCACAGATGTCGGTGTAACTCCGACTACTCAGACCTGGGAACTTGTAACGAATACCAAGATGTTTCAGTCTCCGCTGACCAATGCCATTCAGACAACGACTAGGAAAGGTTCGTATTGGAAGACCACTGCGACGTTCAATAATCTGACTGGTTCTGATAGGGCAAAGATGCAAGCATTTCTGGCTAAGTTAGATGGTCAAGTCCATAGGATGTATTTCACCGACTACGGTTATAATCGATCAGGTAATGCGCCTAGCGGTGATTCTGTTACAAACCTAAAAGTCAAAGGCGCAAGCCAGACTGGTTCTAGCGTGATTGCTGATGGTGCTGATTTAAGCAATACGAACTATTTCAAAGCTGGTGATTATGTGGCGTTTAATAACGAGTTTCACATTGTCACGGCTGATTGCTCTACCAGCGGAATCGGTGAAATCACGATTCCTATCGCGCCACCACTTAGACAATCACCGGATGACAACGATCCTATCAACTTTGTCACGCCTTTAGCGGTGATGATCGTTATGTCTACTGCGTCATGGGATACGCGCCCAGGTCGAGTATCTAACTTCACAATAGAAGCAATAGAAGATGTTCTAGCATGACTA